CGACCATATAGATAATGAATTGATTGATACGGCAGTCGCTAAAGAACCAATCAAGTTTTCTCACACACTCGATTATGTAGGAAAAATGTTTGGTGATTACATCTGTCGATTGAGTGGCACTTACATGAAAAACTCTAATACAGACATTGTTACTGATGAGAAAGCATCTGATTTTGCGCCATCAGTAACAGGTAATGAAAATAGAGAATACGACACTCAAATGATTTCTATGTGTGTTGAAAGAATTTTTTGTGATACTGCACAAGAAGGTAAGACAGAGGGAGAATTGTCTTGTGTGTTATATTTGAAAGTTCCAAAGCAAATTTCTGGAATGGTTGAGATTCCTGGCTATGGCATGGTAGATGATGGAACAGCGGGAGAATCCACTGAAGGATATACACACCTGTCTTGGGGAGATATCAGTGAGCCTTCAATCTTGAAGCCTGTCACAGAACAATATCTTAGACCAGAGGCAGGAAAAATGATTATGTTCCCCTCTTGGCTAAATTATCGTATTCTACCTTTTTCTGGTGAAGGTGAGAGTAGACTATTAACAGCAAACATCAGTTTAACGGAGAGGTAAAATGAATGTTGAACAACTTAGGGAGCAACTGAAAATTGACGAAGGATGCGTTTATAAAATTTATACTGACCATCTTGGTTATCCTACATTTGGGATTGGCCATCTTATTATTGAATCTGATCCCGAAAATGGTCAAGCCGTGGGCACCCCCGTATCCAACGATAGAGTTGATGCCGCCTTCGATGGAGATGTTGAGGTAGTCTTGTCAGAGTGTAAAGTTCTTTATCCAGACTTTGAGGATTTGCCAGAGGAAGCTCAACAAATAATTGCAAACATGATGTTTAATCTTGGACGCCCAAGACTGTCTAAGTTTGTTGGAATGAAACGTGGCGTGGACGAAAAAGATTGGAATAGTGCCGCAGATGAGATGGTGGATAGTCGCTGGTATCGTCAAGTTGGTGCCAGGGCAGAACGTCTTGTTAACAGGATGAGAGAGATAGAAAGCTGATATGATGTCTTTTAATCATGTGTCGATTGAAATACCAGAACTAAAAACTAAGACCATCAACAAAAAACGATTTTATGTTACACCGAAGGGATACTATCCTTCAATCACCACAGTCTTGTCTAATCGCAAGAAAGAGGGCTTGTGGGAATGGCGTAAACGGGTTGGTGCTGACGTTGCAAACTATGTTGCGAGAACTGCCGCTGCAAGAGGCACTAAGGTTCATCACATGTGTGAGGATTACCTAAACAATGTTCACGTTGACTGGCCTGAAAAATGGAAAGAGCATGAGCGTCAATTTCTCGCACATTGTTTGTTCAATCAACTCAAAGAAAAAGCACTTTGTAATATAAATAATATATACGCACAAGAAGCTGGACTATACAGTGACAAGTATCAAGTTGCTGGTCGAGTTGATTGTATCGCAGACTACAAAGATAGGTTATCAATCATCGACTTTAAAACTTCCACAAAAGAACGCACAGATGATTGGAACGAAAATTATTACATACAAGGTGCCGCTTACGCAGAGATGTTTGGTGAGCGAACTGGCTTGATTGTGGACCAAGTGGTTATTCTCGTTGTTACAGAGGATGGCACTGTTCAAGAGTTCGTGAAAAGTAAACATGACTATCTTGGGTTTCTGTCTGAAGCGGTCCAAGATTGGAGAAAAGAAAATGAAATACCTACTGATGATATTGGTGATGATGGGGTTGTTGTGGCCAACAGCCGGATGGCCCGGCTCGATTTCTAGTTTATCACAAGAAAAAATTTGGAAAAATGGAGACATCGTTGCAACTAAAGTTGTATGCGAAACTGAGGATGCTATTTTAGAATTGACAGGCGCAGACATAAATGGACCAGAATCAAATGTTATGGTGGTCATTACAAATCTAGTAGCAAATAGACAATGCACTGCGTTTCCCTTTCCTTTAAGATTCATCGTTACTAAAGCATTAGTTCATTACAAAGACCATAAAGAAATTTCTAGTGTAATTCTTGGTGTCAATGCTGGAAATGGAGAATGGATAGGTTGGCTAATAGCGGCAGGGAGATATAAGGAGAATGAAGTCTAATGAAATGGTTTTTGCTTGCATTTATCGTTTACGCTGAAACTGGCCGAATGGATATTAAATTTAATACTGTTTTAAGATTTGATAAATTAGACGAATGTCAAATGTATCTGAAAGAGACTGCACCTCTCTTAGAAAAGGGCATACGAAGGTCACTTCCAAAGGTTAGAGAGTTATCTTTTCGTTGTATATCTGGCAAAGAAGTTGGAGAACTGCGTGAAAAAATGTTAGAAAAGGGATTGACAAAATAATTTACTTATGGTATAAATATAATACAGTTCAATGATGCTGAACGAAAGGCAGACTGGACTTGGGGGCAGTACCCAACGCCTCCACCATAAGGACACTAATATGTGGATATATAAATGTAACGTCGGTGAATATACAGAGAGTAGTTTCTTCAGGCTTCTTTATGTAATATTCACGCACAGATTTAGTCACCTACTAAAAGGTGAGGGGTTTAGAGATTAGTGTCTTTATGATGGGGGCGAACTAGGATCGACAGGTGTTGATTAGGAAAGTGGAGAACTGTGGATTGACCGCCTTATAGGTCACTAAAGTAAACGCAAACGATAATTTTGCACCTATGGCTCTTGCTGCGTAAGCAGTAAGTGTTCGGAGTTTCGGTAGGTTCCTTGGCAACAGAATAACCTACCACTTTGAAATTGTCATAACTAAGGAGAAGTTATATTATGGCTACGAAAACTACAAAAACTCAGAGAGTCCTTGCAGCACTTCAAGGTGGCGCAGAACTTACAGCAAAGCAGATTTCTGCACGATATGGTGTTGGAAATGTTAGAGCAATGATGAGTTCTTTGCGTATGCAAGGATATCCTATCTATCTCAATAAGCGCACCAGCGTTTTTGAAGGTGAGACACAGGTCTATATGAAGTATCGTCTGGGTACGCCTAAACGCTCGGTCATTGCGGCAGGATATAAAGCACTTGCGGCTGAAGGAGTAGCAGTTTGACAGGATAACATAAGATACATGAGTAAATGAAAGGAAAGTCTGGCCAAAGACATATGTTTGGTGGTCTTGCCGGGAGACTAAAAACCCCGGCCCGGATTTCGGGTGATGCCGTAATACATCCGTGGGGGGTCACGGTTAGCCCCCCAAACTTTTAGCTTTAGGATGAATATATGCCATTAAATACACCAAAAACATTTTGTATGAAGATTGAAAATATCGTAAAGGAAAAGAAGATAACTCACATGGATGCCGTCCTTTGGTATTGTCAAAAAGAAGGACTAGAAATAGAAGGCATCAATCCCCTAATTTCAAAAGCACTAAGAGAGAAAATTGAAGCTGACGCAAGAGAATTAAATTTTCTGCCTCGTCAAGCAAAATTACCCATATAGGGACTTGACATATATAATGTATTGTAGTAATATTGGATTATGTTCAACTGTCAGGACTGATGGCAGCAACCCTTGCAATGGAGACTTCAAATGGAAGTGACAGTGCATTTGGACGGTGACCCAGCCGTTCGTGAAGAAGGTTTCTTCGCCTCTAAGGTAGAGGGTCTTCTCAATCGTGTTCGTGGTTTAGAATACGATAATGCCGAGTTGGTGAAAGCCAACGAGGAACTTGCAGAGCGAGTTAAGAAACTTGCTACGCAACGCCCGTCAGGGTTCCGTCCTCGCCGTAATCGTCGGTAGGACAACGAGATGTGTGCCGGTGTAGCTCAGTTGGCAGAGCAACTGATTTGTAATCAGTAGGTCAGGAGTTCAAATCTTCTCACCGGCACCATTTTTTTTATAAGGAGAGATGTGTGAGACAGTTTATATATGATTCATGGAATGGTGTTATGAATGCTAAACATAACCCACTCCGAAACATTCAAGATTTGCAAGTTCGACATTTAGCACTTCAAGCTCTTGCATGGATGTGGTGCATAGCGTTTAGTTTGACGATTGGAGATTTGATGTTCTTTGGAACGTCGGTCATTGCCCATGCAGCTTTGATTATCGCAATCGTGATTACGGTGGCAACATTTGAAACTGCAAAACGTAAACCGCAAACTTTTAACTTTGTCAAAGGTTACCACAGCATGGGCCGTAGTCGTGGCGCTGTGTGGATCAATGGTAAGAAAACAATATTACCAGATGGTGATCCCGGCGGGGAGCATGAGTAATGGATGTTACTTTGATTGATAGCATGGGCAGTGATTTATCAGTTGTAAATGCTGCCCGTGTATCTTTTGCAAAGGTTCATGTTACCTTTGATGATGACAAAGATACGAAGCTGATTAAATATCTTGCAAAGCATAATCACTGGAGTCCTTTCGGTCATGCGTCTTTGCAGTTTCATATTACGGCCCCTGTGTTTGTCGCAAGACAGTTGGTCAAGCACCAAATCGGATTGACTTGGAATGAGGTATCAAGACGGTATGTTGATGATAAGCCAGACTTCTATCATCCTCTCATCTGGAGAGGTAAGGCAGACGATAAAAAACAAGGGTCATCAGATGTAGAGATTGATATTAATCCTGCCAGTCCAACTGGTCCAGCATTAGTTGATGTTTACCAACAAGCAATCAAGTCATGTAGGTGGACCTATGAAGAGTTACTGAGAA